CGACAAGAGACGCTGTATCCAAATCCTGATGTTCTCTCTTGGTCTGGACTACAACGAGGCCATTGGCTTTTTTGAGTTCAACATCCGACTGCCCGACCTGGGAAACGCCGCGCCCTTGTACGTGGATCCTTACTTTGAGGACGAGTACATAGACGAGGACATGGAGGAAGACGATTAATGCTTAGAGTTTTTGGACCTCCCGGAACCGGCAAAACCACCACCCTCTTAAACATGGTGGACAAGGAACTTGCAAAAGGAACGCCGCCGGAGAAAATTGCTTTCTTGGCTTTCACCAGAAAAGCGACTTACGAGGCTCGTGACCGTGCCGCTTTAAGGTTCAACCTGGACGCAAAAAAGCAGCTTCCGTATTTCCGGACCATTCACTCCTTGTGCCTCTTGATACTGGGCCTTCGAAGCGAACAGATCCTCAAGGCAGAGAACTTGAAAGAGTTCGCTAACCGCGTAGGAATAGACGTTTCCGGGAACACCTTTGAAGATGAAGAAGAGACCGTGAAACCGGATCACCCCGTCTTGCAACTCCTCCACTTGTCGAGGACCCGAAAAGTTCCACTACGCGAGGAGTACAACCGGAACCACACGCTCATGCACAGTTGGGAAGAGGTGGACTACCTGACCCGCGCGTATCAAGAGTACAAGGACAGCAACGGCCTTTACGACTTCACGGACATGCTGGAACAGTTCCTGGTCTACGCCCCAACGGCCTGCCCGGAATTTGAGGTCTGCTTTCTTGACGAGGCACAGGATTTGACCCCCTTGCAGTGGGACATTGCACACTTGCTAGACAGTAAGTCCCAGCGCATGTACTGCGCTGGAGATGATGATCAAGCCATCTACAAGTGGGCTGGCGCGGACGTGGACCACTTCATCAATCTCCCAGGCGGCAGCGAAACGCTGGAGCAGTCCTACCGAATACCATCCTCCGTTCACAAGGTCGCCATGAACATTGCCAACCGTATCCACAAGAGGTACCCCAAGGTTTACCGGCCAAGAGAGGAGGTTGGCCTCGTCAGGCGTATTGGCAACATCAACGACGTTGATCTGTCGGAAGGCTCCTGGCTCATCCTGGCGCAGGCGAGGTACATGCTCTACGGAGCCCACTCGGAACTGAAGTCGGCAGGCTTTTTGTTCAACAAGCAGGGCGTCAGGTCCATCAGCCCCAAACTCTCCACCGCCGTCAATGCGTGGGAGCAACTCAGAAACGGTAAAAGCGTTGCTCTGGATGCGGCGAAGACAATGTACGGCTTCATGTCAACGGGAACTCGCGTCGAGCGGGGCTTCAAGAAGATACAAGCCGACGAGGAGACACTCTTCACGCTACCCGCTCTCCAGCAAAACCACGGCCTGCTTGTCGGGGGTGACCTCGTCTGGCACGACGCTCTGGACAAAATCCCAGACACGGAACGAGCCTACATGGTCGCCCTACTCCGACGTGGAGAAAAGTTTAACGCCGAGCCCAGGATCACATGCTCCACGATCCACGGCGCAAAAGGCGGTGAGGCTGACAATGTCGTCCTGATGACTGACCTCACGGCGGCTGCGGACAATGAACGTCAAATCGAGCCAGACAATTTAAATCGCGTCTTCTACGTAGGCGTAACGAGAACGAGACAAAAGCTCTACATAGTTGAACCTGAAAATGCTTACCGGAGTTTTGAAGTATGAAGCGTGAGCAAGTCCTGCAAAAGGCGTTCAAGCTGGTCCACGGCCCACGGGCCAAAAAGTACGGGCCACCCCTCACGAACCACCAGCGCATTGCCGCTGGCTTTTCTGTCATTTTTGATCAAGAGGTGACCCCGTCACAGGTTGTTAAAGCATTGATTTGGCTTAAAATAGCACGGCTCGTTAACGAGAATGACGACGACAGTTGGATTGACATTGCCGGTTACGCGGCAATTGGTAGTGAGATCGCGGATGACGAATAAGTTGCAGATGGCCATGTTCCCGCCAGTGAGTGAGTGGCTTCCCCCGGATACGTTTCCAGACATCACGGACGCAAAAGAGATTGCCATAGACGTCGAGACCCGTGACCCGGATCTCAAGACCCACGGCCCAGGCTGGGCCAGGAACGTTGGCGAAGTTGTTGGTGTCGCCGTTGCAGTTGACGGCTGGAAAACCTACGTGCCCCTCCGGCACCTGGGAGGGGGGAACCTTGACGAGCGCGTCGTTGGCAAGTGGCTCAAGCGCGTCTTTGAATGTCCCGCCGACAAGATCATGCACAACGCTGCCTACGACGCTGGCTGGATACGCCGCATGGGCTACAAGATCAATGGCCGCATCATCGACACAATGATTACGGCTGCGCTCCTGGACGAGCACCGCTTCAGTTACTCGTTGAACGCCCTCTCCTACGACCATTTAGGGAAAGTCAAAAGCGAGGCAACACTGACAGAAGCTGCCAGAGAGTTCGGCCTCGACCCAAAGGCGGAAATGTGGAAGCTGCCCGCCCACTTCGTGGGCCCCTATGGCGAGACTGACGCCGAACTGACGTTGGAATTGTGGCGAAACTTTGTCCCAAAATTGAATACCGAGGACCTGTGGTCGGTTCACAAGCTTGAGACAGACCTTTTACCCTGTCTCGTGGACATGACGTGGAACGGTGTCAGGGTGGACCTGGACCGTGCGGAACAGACCAAGCAGGAGCTTCTGAAGAGAGAGAAGGCGCTGCTGAGAAAGATCAAGAAGATCAGCGGACATGACGTCGAGATCTGGGCTGCGGCGTCAATCGCCAAGGCGTTCGACGGCATGAGCGTGTCTTATCCAAAGACAGAAAAAGGCAACCCCTCCTTCACCAAAACGTTTCTGTCGGAGCATCCCTCAGAGATTGCCAGCCTCGTTGTAGAAGCCAGGGAGATAAACAAAACCCACTCCACGTTCATTGATACGATCCTGCGCCACGTCGCTGGAGATGGCCGCATCCACGCCCACATAAACCAGTTAAGATCCGACAATGGCGGAACCGTATCGGGGCGCATCTCCATGTCGAACCCGAACCTACAGCAAGTCCCCGCGCGTCACGCGCAGCTTGGACCAATGATCCGGAGCCTGTTCCTACCCGAGGAGGATGAGAAGTGGGCGGCTATAGACTTCAGTCAGCAAGAACCAAGGATCTTGGTTCACTACGCGGCGGCATACGGAGAATGGAAGAACGAGGATGGCGGACTCCCCGGCGTCGAGGAGTTCGTGGAAGGATACCGAAACAATCCCGACATGGACTTTCACACCATGGTCGCGGAGATGGCCGACATTTCCCGCAAGCAAGCCAAGACCATTAACTTGGCCATGATGTATGGCATGGGGGTCAACAAATTGAGCCAGCAACTCGACATCTCCCTGGACGAGGCCAAGGACCTCACGAAGCAGTACCACGCCAGAGTTCCCTTCGTTAAGATGCTGTCCCAGGGCGTGTCACGGAGACTGGAGGATCGAAAGTCGTCCGGGAGCATCCGCTCCTTGAAAGGCAGAAAGTGCCGCTTCGACAAGTGGGAACCCGACACGTTTGAAATGCACAAGGCCATGAGTTGGGATGAAGCAGTCGCGGCTCACGGACCAACGACCAGACTAAAGAGAGCCTTCACCTACAAGGCCCTGAACCGTTTAATTCAAGCGTCAGCCGCCGACATGTGTAAACAAAGCATGATCGATCTTCACCAGCAGGGCGTCACGCCAATGATCATGGTCCACGACGAATTGGACTGTTCCGTTACTACGCTGGAAGAAGCAGAGCGCATTGCCAAGGTAATGGTCGATGCGGTTCCACTAGAGGTGCCCTCGAAATGCGATATCGAAATGGGACCATCCTGGGGAGAGGCAACTTCCGTATGACCGATGCCGCCTGGATAAAGTGCCCTGACTGCGAGGAGTGTTTCTGCACCATCCACAACGCACACGCCTTTGAGTGCGATTGTCCACCAATCGAAGAGTGGGAAACAGACCCTTACAAGCCTTAGTCGCCGTTGTCCAAGCCTTCTATCATTTCATTTGTGGTCAAGACAGGCGAAGGCACGACCTTCGGCAGTTTAAT